AAATGTTAGACGACAAAGATTTAATGAGCTTAGAGCTCAGTATGATACAGGGCTTGAGGGAGCAATTGACGATTCAGGAAACCTCACCCTTGTACATTATTCGCCCAAACCAATTGAGCGAGTCGACCCGAATTTCTATGGAAAAGGACTTTCTGGAAGAACAAGAGAAGAGCTTAACCGCAGCTATTCAGAAGACTTTGTCCCAAGAAGCTATTACGGAATAGAGGCCGACGTCAATCCATATGCCAAAGAATTAGGGCTGGGCTCAAACAAAGTCGAAACTCAAATTGATGCCGCGCAAATTTACGACGCAAAGAAAGACCCTGAAGGGCTATGGAAAGATGGAAAAGGAGACGTCACTAAATCTGAAAAAAATCTGTGGGATAAAGGATACAGCGGGTATTTTGTTAATAATCAGCGGCTAGGCAAGGTAGCGGCAATTTTTGACCCCTTAGACGTCACCAAGAAATTAATGGTGCCACTGGTGCCAACCGCTGCCGCTGGACTTACTGCGCTAGCACCCCAAGAAGCTGAGGCAGCTCCTACAGGGTTGTTGCGCAATGTATTCCCAGCCCCTCAGAGAATGTTCGATCCGGCAGATAAAGCATACAAGCCATTCCTTGAGTCGTTCGGCCAAACGCCTGGCGGCAGATATCTGGAGATGGGGCCTGAAGGTCCAAAAGATATCACCGGAGAATACCCAGCAAGCGCAGCATTAGGCGTTGGTCCTGACGGCAAGCCAAAGTTTCAGGTTGCGCCTCAGCAAGCCACAAACATCCCTGAGCCAAAGGGCCCTGGCCGCAAAATCAAAACCAACCTGGCAAAGAAAAAGACCGGCTGGAAGTGGACGCAAGCCCCAGAGGGCTACGACCCCAATCCAGATGGCGGGTTCCCAATTGTCTCTGTGAATGACGGCAAGGATCACTACTACACACTAAACACTGACTTCCCTGAAGGTGTGGAGCTAGCCAGGTATCCTAATGAAGCCAGTGAGCCCAGGCTGAAGCCCACCAGGAAAGGCCACGTTAATTTAGGCAAGAAGGTTGGCGAGATTGAGATGCGGGGCAAGAAGCACCCGGTATATGACAATATAACTATTCGACAAGCTGCTCCAGTCGCAATGACAGGCTTACTTGGCGCAGGCATGAGCGAAGATAGTGATGCGAGTATTTTAGGGTCTCTGTCAAAGCTCGGTGCTGGGCGCCAAGACCTTCTGGGAATGGCTCAGAAAATGGCAAACGAGGGCATGGATGTGCAGAGCATCCGAGAGCGCACCGGCTGGGAGATTGGAGCAGACGGTCAGTGGAGAACGGAGCTGCCTAATACAAATACAAAAATAAACATTCCTGAAGTAGCGGAGGGCAGTCAATACTATTCCGGGACGATTGCTGATGTCATTGATGACCCAGAGCTGCTGTCTCAATATGAAAAAGGCGGCAGAAAGCCCACTGTTAGAGACATGGAGGGTGAGATTGAAGAATACGGGTCTCGCGGCATATTTGGTTCTTTAGGCGATATTGCTTTTACAGTCGATAAGAATATGCCGGAAGGACAAGGGTTCCACCGAGAAGGTTATTTTGATCAGTTTGGTGAAAGGCAGCCCGAAACAATTGTTATCAGCGGCAAAAGCTCGCCAGCCGAGCAAAGAGCAACATTGCTGCATGAGCTTCAACACGCAATCCAGGATAGAGAAGGGTTTGCGGCTGGAGGCAACCAGAAACAGTTTGCAAAAGAGGAAAGAATAAAAGATTCGTTTTATCAGCGCGTAGGATTGACCCCTCCTGGAAGTGACCGACTGCAAGAGTTGGAACAAAAAATAAGCGATGCTGGTCAACGCTCTATGTCTTTGCAAGAGATGAGTGACCTGGAGCGCCTCCGAGTCGAAAAACAAATTTCTGACAGGTTTAATGCCGATACGGTTGGCGAGGCAGGTGCAAGGTCTCCCTATGGCATGTACAGAGGATTGATGGGCGAGGTTGAGGCAAGAAATGTTGAAACCAGGGACAGGATGAGACCTGATTCTCTTAGAGAAACCCCTTTAGAGTTGTCGGAAGATGTGTTCGAGCCTAGAAGCCAACAGATTTTCAGGGCAGGCAGTGACGATGAGCTCTTTCGGGAGCTTGAGTATTTAAAATATCCTGACGTTAGGTCAAATGTTCCCGAATACCGCGAAGCCCCTGTAGTGCAGGAGCAATCATTTGGCGACATGGTTAATGAGTACGCCAACATTAACCAAAGAGCCCAGGCAGCAGAAGCCCAGAAGTTTGGCTTGTTGATGCGTGAGGACGCCAGGCTGCGTGAAATGGGGTCTGCTGCATTTGGCCAGGTATCCCCAGAGCTGGCTGCATACCGTCGCTCACAGATGCTGCCGACAATTGGCGAGATAGGAATGGGAGCCCTTGAAGGCGCTGTCGATACGTTAGACTTTGTGTCTCAGCTTCCTACAGCGAGATTTGCCATGGCCATGCCAAAGCGCACCCCCTTGCGTGATCGCCTGGGCGGACTTCTAGACTACAGCTTTGTGAATGAGAGAGATCAAAGGGCCAGGGACGAGGCTAGATTGATTGGCGGGTTATTAAGCCCCATTTAATGGTATAATCGGCCAAATAACTGGAGGCCATAATGGCAATAAGCACATACAGCGAGCTGCAGTCGTCAATGGCAGACTTTTTGAACAGGTCTGACCTGACTTCTGTGATCCCGACATTTATTGCGTTGGGCGAGGCCAGGATGAACCGAGACATCCGTCACTGGCAGATGGAGAACAGGGCATCGACTACAATTGACGGCCAGTACCTAACCAAGCCAGGCGACTGGGTTGAGACTATACGCCTACACCTAACCGGCCAGAACACCTCTGCGATGGACCTGTTAAGCACTCAGGCCATGGCTGACAAGCGCCAGGGCGCAGAGAATGTAGCAGGCAAGCCAAGATACTATGCGCACTCTGAGGGGCAGTTTGAGGTATTCCCTACCCCTGACGGCTCATATGCTGCTGAGTTGCTATACATACAGCAGATACCTTCTCTCAGCGACAGCGCGACCACAAACTGGCTGCTGACATCATATCCAGACATCTACCTGTACGGCTCACTGCTTAACTCTGCACCATACCTGGCTGAAGATGGCCGGGCTGAGGTGTGGGCTCGACTGTATGGTGAGGCGGTAGACAAACTAAACTTAACTTCTGAACAGGCAGCTTATTCTGGTGTTGGCCTGACAACTAAAATACGAGGACTCGGATGAGCTTTTCTAACTTCTTAGAAACAGAGGTCCTGGACCATGTGTTTGGTGGCAACGCCTACACAGCCCCAGGAACTTTATACACTGGACTATACACTGCAGCACCTAGTGACACAGGCGGCGGCACAGAGCTGTCAGGTAGCGGCTATGCTCGCCAGGCCACAGCATTTACTGTGTCGGGTAACACTGCTAGCAACACATCTGCAGAAGAGTGGGCAACAGCTACAGGCGACTGGGGCACGATTACGCACGTCGGTGTATTCGACGCAGCCACAAGCGGCAACCTGCTAGCCTATGGTGCATTGACTGCAAGCAAGACCATTGCTACTGGTGACGTGTTCCGCATCCCTGCTGGCGACCTGGATATCACACTAGACTAATATGCTTTACGGGGCATATAAATATGGTCAGGCGGCGTATTCTACTGCTGACCTAGAGGATGGCGCGGTTGTAATATCTGCGTCGTCTTCTTTATCAGCTACTGCTGGTTTTGTTTTAGAGTCTGGGGCTGCAATAGCTGCAGTGGGCGCGCTTACAGCAGCAGGCGGTTTTGTTAGAGAGGCTAGCTGTACTGTATCTGCGAGCGTAAGCACTACCGCATCCGGCGTTGCAGTTAGGCAGGACGATGCAACCTTGGCAGGGTCTGCGGCGGTCCAGGCAGACCCCCAGGCAATACTGCAGGGAGTATCGGCAATTAGTCCCTCTGCCTCCCTAAGCGCTGTTGGGCAAAAGGTTGGGCTGTCATCGGCGGTTATTGCTGCAGCGGCATCTGTGTTACCGGCAGGGGCCAGGATAAGCCAGGGTGTTGCAGCGGTAAGTGTTGCGTCATCTGCAACGGCTTCTGCGGTTAAGATAGCGTCGGCCCAGTCGTCCCTTGAGGCGAACAGCCAAACAGCAGTGCTGGGTAATATTACTGCTGGCGGCGTAAGCGGTATAAGTGCATCATCTGCTCTGGTGGCTGTTGGGCAGATACTGTGGCTAGACCAGCCTGCTAGCGATGAGGCTTGGGCTGACAAGGGCCAGGCAGCAAATGAATGGTCAGATGTGGCGTCTGGCGACAATGACTGGGTAGGCGTTTCTGGCGCTTCACAAACATGGACAAACGTGTCCGACACTGTAACTTTATGGGAGGCCGCTTAAATGGCTGATACAACTACAACCAATTATGGTCTGACCAAGCCAGAAGTCGGCGCTTCAGAAGATACTTGGGGAACCAAGATAAACACCAACCTGGACACTCTGGACACGACTGTTGACTCTATCCAGGGCAAGTCGGGTGCGGCTACGCTAAAGCATACTGACAGCGCTAAATTGACAACGACGGCCACAGGCATAGACGTTACTGGTAATGTAACAATGGCTACTGGCGGCTCAATAGTAGCTGGCGGTGTAAATGACCTTATTTTAAACGCAGGCGAAAGCGGCACTCCTGACAATTATTTGCAGTCAGGTGGTAGCACAAAGGTTAAAATTGAAGGCTCTAACGGGAATGTGGGTCTGGGGACTACTTCGCCTAGTGCAAACCTTGAGATTACTCAAAGTGGGAATAACGTAGGGCTTTTAGTTGCTGGCGGTGCATACAACTACACAGCTAAGTTTGAGAGTTCAGACGCAGAAGCAAACATTATTATTGAAGATAGCAACAGCACTAATGATGGTAACATGATTGGCGTTGCTACAGATGATATGTATTTCCTAACCGCTGGCTCAGAACGCATGCGCATAGACTCATCAGGCAACTTGCAGTTAGGAAACACCACTGGCTCAAGGCGTTTAAACGTCTTTAGTGATACTGATAGATACACAATGGACTTGCGTAATGAGTCTGGTTACAACTCAGGCGAACTATCAGGCATTGTTTTTTCTGGAAAGTATGACTCGTCTGATAATGTTACTGATATGGCTTCTATCGGTGGAGGCAAAGAAAACACTACCGATGGAAACTTTGGTGGGCGTTTAAGTTTCTTCACTAGAACTCATGGCGGTTCTGATACAGAACGCATGCGCATAACCTCATCAGGTCGTGTAGGTATTGGGACGTCAAACCCAGACACTAGCCTGCACGTTACGACACCTAGCGGAACAAAAACAGAGTTAAACTTAGCGCAAACAGCGGTTACAAATTATAGGCTAAGTATTCCTGCGTCTACTGATGCATTGACATTTGTTTATGGAGCAAGCACAGAGCGTATGCGTATAGACTCCTCTGGCAACGTAGGTATTGGTACTACGTCAACAGGAACATATAAGTTAGCTGTTGATAGTGGAACTGCTGGAACCTCAGATGCAGAAGCAGGAATTTTTGTTGAAGGTA